TAATTAAATTTTGTAAATTGTTTACAGTAACCTGCAAATGAGCAGGCAATTCAATCGATTCGTCTCCGACTTGTCTATTGGTTTTACCTTGCTTTCTCCATTCAATCTTTTCTAAAGAAGTAGCTTGCGCGTATCGCTGGCTAAACTCTTGAAACGTAAAAGAACGATGGCGAAGAATTTGAGCTGCAATAGCTCGAGATGTTTTAATTTCAAACGTACAACTTATATGTTCAAACGGAGACCAGTGCTTATGTTTAATAAGATAACGAATAAGCTTATGTCCGGTTTCAGTATTCATTTGATTAGCTGGGTTGCTTACCCGCGCAATATATACAATAAACTGTTCAGGTGTAAGACTGACTGGAGAGAGTTCTCCTGCAGGCTGAAAACTTATTGGTTTAGTTACAGCAATTAATTTAGTTTCCATATTTAATTTGTGAGTGTTGAATAAGTCCTTTCATACCTACGTAGGTATGCTTAATAATAAATTCAGGTTTAATTTCGTCTTTTTCTAGATGAATACAAAGTTCGTTTAGATCTTTAAACTTAATAAGCTCTTTAGGCCAGATAAACACGCTTTCACCTTTATCCAGAAGTTCCTTAGTTACCTTGTAAGATGTCTTATCAAGCCATTGGTTATCTAATACATAAACTAAATTATGAATAGGATATAACGCATTCATCCTACTCAATTGATCTTCGGTAGGATGAATACCTGCAAGCGCCACACTATTACGTAAAAACATAGCATCAATAGGGCCTTCTTGCAAAAAGATGTAATCTAAATCAGTTGTAACTTTATCGAGGTTAAAAACTGCTTTATCTGAATTGGACTTCGAAAGGTACTTTGCAATCTCAGCATCCTTATCATACAACGCTCTAGATTGATAAAACTCTATCTTAGCAGAACCATCAGGGGAATAAAACGGGAATACAACACGATTTTTATGAGTGTAGTCAGTTAGACTGATCCATAAAGATCTCGGTTTATTCACAGCTGTATCCAATCTTCTGTTATGTATAAACTCAAGAGCGTCTTTTATAACTTGATTCTCTTTATAAAAGGATATCTGATTATTATCAAATAAGTTGATACTATCTTCCGGTAAAGACTTAGGATTGTACTTCTTATAGAAGTCCGACTTAACTATAATCTCTTCTACAGTAGCAGTATGTACTTCAGACTCCACTAGGATTTCTGAAACTGTCATACCGGTTTGCTCTTTGACGAACTCTAAACCATTACGACTTGTATTACAGTTATGGCAATACAAATGATCTTCGTCAGGGATATAAAAGAAGCGACGTTTCTTACCGGCACTCTTACCTTCGTGGCAATAAGGACACTCCCCTGTATACGTACCTGCATTCTTTTTAAATGTAGGTCGCTTACAGTATTGGTAAAATACTCGTATAACTAGATTTTGAGATATTAACACAGGTAAGTATGTATAATAGTATGAGCAGAATTAAAAATAGCAAATTTATCCAAGGTGTTTATACCCCTATTAATGGATCCAAGTATAAGGGTAACACCAATCCGGTTTATCGCTCATCGTTGGAAAAAAAGTTCTTTTACTTTTTTGATAGTAACCCTAATGTTATTGCTTGGGCTAGCGAATCAGTAGTTGTGCCTTATTTTAGTTCTATAGATAATAAAGTCCACAAATACTACATAGACTTAATTGCGGCTATAAAAGACCAAACTGGTAATATACAGAAGTATCTTATTGAGCTTAAGCCTCATGCTCAAGTACAGCCCCCACAACCTAATATTAACAATACCAAGAAAAGAGGTACGGTATTGTACGAAAACTTAATGTGGGCTAAGAATCAGAGCAAATGGAAGGCCGCGGAGGAGTACGCGACCAAAAAAGGTATGAAATTTATTATTCTTACCGAGAAGTATCTTACAACTCCGTAGGATCAACTGGCTCGTCACGCATGTCAACCTTACCGGTTGTCTCTTCCTCATCTCCTTCGTCATCCTTGTACGTGCTCTTAGCTTTTGCAACCTTAGCCTTACGAGCGAGATAGGCATCACGCTTAGCTTTAGGCATCATCATAAATGCACGGAGTTTAGCAAACTTAGCTTTCTTTTCAGCTTCTGGATCGAACGCTGGTTCTTCTTCAGTTTCGCCACTACCAGTAGCTACAGACAGCATCTTGTTAACTCGACTTGGATTGGTGATATATGGGAACTTAACTGCAAGAGGACCAGAATTAAGACCCTTAAGATGTGCAACTACGTCATCAAGTGTTGCGCCTGGATTACCAGATACATAATCATCAACTGCAGCTTGAGTCTTTTGAGCAGAAGCGTCTCCAAGTTCTGGCTCAACACTAGGTACATCTACATCTGCAGCAGGTGCAGCAGGAGTAGGAACCGCTGCTCCACCCATGCCCTTCTTAACGAGAGCACGAGCCTTCCAATAAGGCATACCTTGCGCTACAAGCTTTTCAATTTCAGGGTTAGGGGCACGACCGCGCTTACCTTCCATTTCTTCACTAGCTACAATAGTAGGGGTAATATTTTCAGCGATGGTGTTGGCGAGTTGATTAAATTTCATACGATTAATATGAATACTTACTGTTCTCCAGTCAACTTCTTTCTTAAAATTTCTTGTTGCAAGAAGTCAGTAACTAAAGAGTCTTGTTCACCGAAAAACTCTCCTTTCTCGTTGATATACATAGACATCATAGCAATACGCTCTTGTCTACTTCCAAAGATTGGAATAATAGCTGGACTATCTTTTACATCAAAGAAACGAGAGCCACCTTTTTCCCATGCTTTATAAATCCCTTCAAACAAATGACCAATCTCTGAACGATAAATCGGGTCAATCTCTCTATTAGGTGCCTCTGTTAATGCACAATCGTTTTCCTTACAAAACGGAAGATAAAAAATAATTGAATAGAACTTTAGTGCTTCGCGTACTTGTATAACAGTTTTATCAATAAACTTTTCGTCAATATCAGACTCGTTCTTATCGAAAAGCCAAAGAGAATAAACAAGATTATCTAGCGGGGTACGATCAAACACCATCTTCTTCTTGCCGTAATTAGCCATAGCCTCATCAACAAGAAAATTAAGGATAAGTTCCTGGGACTCTTTTGTACCTTTTTTGTTTACAGGTAATTTCTTCTCCTTAATTAAATCCCGATAAGAACGCGTGGGAGATTCAAATACCGGCCATTTTTCTTTCATGTCCTGTATAAGAGTGGTCTTACCCACGCACTGTGTTCCGATAATGCCGATTTTATTAAGCTTTTCCATTTGTTATAACTTATACAAGCTCTTCTACTATGCCAAGTATTTCTGCACCAATAAAACCAACACCGGCTGCGGCAAAACTACCATAAACTAAACAAACACCTGCAACAATACGAAGCGCACTCTTAATAATGCTAATGTTGCGGTGAAGCTTAGGATCGGGAATGTAGTCTTTATTGTTCATATTAGACCTTAAGGGCTCTATCCCAGACTTGCAAATGTAGTCTATTAGAGAACTTAAAACCATGTTTCTTACAAATTTCTGCAACAATAGGACCTACCTCAGTAAGTTCTTTACGGGAACCACACATAGGCATAATCCATACCTGGTTTTTACGAACGTAACCTGGTTCAATGTAATTTTTATACAATTCATCTAAGTGCTGTTCTTCTCGCGCAACAAACTTAAAACACGCTCCCTCATCCCTTAAGAACTGCAAAACTTCAGGCTTATATCTCTTTTCGACAGGATCTCCGTTGTTAGATAGTTTCGGTGAGGTAGTAAACGTTGCTATCCACTTATCACTTTCAATCCATTCCTTATCAGGCATAATAGTAGCATTCGTTTCGAAATCAATACGCAGAGTTGGCTTGTTTTTATTTTCTGGCGTAAACGGCTCATCATAATCAAGAAACCCCCAACGCGTTGAAATAAACTTACAGAATTGAAGAAGGGCTTTCTGCTGAATAAACGGTTCACCGCCTGTTATTTTAAGAAGGGCACCTTCCCGGAGACGCTCATGATAACCGTTTTTCTCGAAATACTGTGCAATCTCTTCAAAGGTCATTTTATTCTTCTTAGACCAGCTCACGTAACTATCACAACCAAAAGGCGCATCTTCACTCTTAAAACCGATACAGGTAAGATTACACATGGACAATCTCATAAACACTGAAGGCCAGCCAATATATTTTCCTTCTCCTTCGAGTGTATAAAAGACAAAATCGTCTGAGAGGAATAAAGTTTTATCTGTGCTCATGTTTATATAATAAATTATTTCTAGAAAATTGCACTGTTATACAGAAACTAATTCTTAAACTTCGTATATAGCTGAATTGTCCGGGTGTTCCCAGACTTCTACCTTTGTGCACCAGCAACGTCCCTCAGTTAAACTGTCTACGTACTCGTTTGCTACGCCGTAGCAAAACTCAGCAAACTTTTCAATACCCACACCATCGTCAAAGATTACAAGCTCGATCATCTTACGTTCTTCGAGCTTCTTAAACATATCGAAATCTGGATCCTTAGACCATACAGCAGTCTTGTGGTCGAAAGTTTCTTCAAGCAGGGTCTTAAGGTTCTTAAGGCCACCAAAATCTACTACCCAATTATTCTTATCTAAATGATTACAACTAAACCAGAATTTAGCTTGAAGCCGGTAACCGTGAATAAAACGACAATGGCTGGTAGCGTAGGGTTGACGAAATGCACAAGAGCCAAGAGGTATAACTTTGGTAGAACTATATTTGCCCATAAAGTAATATTAACTTAAACTGTAAGTTAATCTACTTTAAATTAGGAAGATTATTTTGTATCCACTGAATAAGATTTTCTTCAGGTATATCCGGCGGGCTACATACCATGGCATTGTTTTCTGTCTGGTCATCCTCAAACATACTTTTAACTATAGTGTTTTTTTCTTCTTGAGAATCAATACAATAGTAAAGTTTAGTACGTTTATCTTTTATTACTGCGCTACCTGCCAAAGCTACGTATACATGAGGAGCTACAACATATTCTCCAACTTTGTAATTTAATAATACGGTTGCAAACTTCTTTTTATGTTCGTAATTTTTAAAATATAAAAATAACGGAATATCTTCACTATCGTAGGTATTATTTTTATATTTTAACTTCACTATTACTACTTATTTAATAAGTATTTGTAATATGCAATACAGGGATAAAAAAATTGTAAGTATTCAAGAAGACGTGGATACCGGCAAAGTAGTTTTTAACCCACCTGCTTGGCCAACTGCTGCACAGGTACAAAAAGTTTCTCCTCAGAGAACTAGCAATGCACAAAATTTTAAAGGTTTTTATCACAGTAATATTAAGTCCTTTGATAAACAAGCAGTTGATCCATTTATTAAAAAAGCAGAGGACTATATAAAACGTAACGAAGGAGTAAAAAATAAACTCTATAAAGACAGTAAAGGTTATTGGACTATAGGCATAGGTCATTTAGTAACCCCTCAAGAATTGCCTTATTATAGAGGTAAGACTCTTTCCGAAAATGAAATTTATAGTTTGTTTGCAAAAGACTTGCAATCAAAACTTTCTATGGTGAAAAGAGATTTTCCTAATTACGATTCTTATTCTGATGATCTAAAAATAGCAATATTAGATGGATACTTTAGAGGAGACCTTTCTGGATCCCCAAGAACTCGGGAGCTCATAAACAAAGGCAATTTTAAGGCCGCGGCGCAGGAATATCTTAACAATGCAGAATATAGAGCTGCATTAAAATCTGGGTCAGGCGTTGCCTCTCGTATGCAGCGCAACGCTAAAGTGTTTGCAAATCAAATATAATTACTGACGAGAATTAATTATCTCTTGTAAACGGTTAAGTATTTCTTCTCCGTTTTCTGAATTAACTTCAGGCTCATTGAACACAGCCTTTTCATCAGGAGTTAAGGTGCCTGGATCAATAGCAAGAGCCTTACGAATATAATCGATTAAAAATACTTTACCTTCAGAGGTTAAAGGTTTAGGTTCTTGTACCGGTTGTTCAGGTGCAGCAGGCTGTTCTGGAGCCGGTGCTGGAGGTTGTTCCCCTGCAGTAGTAGGTGTAACCGGACCACCAGTTTGAGGAATAGCTGCAGGTACAGTTTCCTGTTCTAAAATTTTAGCATAAACTTCGTTTACTAATGAGTTAAATCTTTTCATTACTTTTGCTTTATAATTTCTTGATTCTGCTTTAACTTTACTTGAGCATCATTCATTGCCTGTTGAGCAGCCGCTTTAGCAGCTGGGTCTTGAGTGTTTAATGCACCTTTAAGTTGGTTCATTTGATTATTAATATTATTAATCTCCTGTTGTGCTTGTTGCTTTTGAGCTTTCTTAAGTTCGTCTTCACTCTTTTTAAGATTTTTTTGGGCAATATTAACTTTAGGGTTAGCAGCAATAGCAGCGGTAGGAGTTACAACACCTGGGTTTGCACCTGGTAATGCACCGGGAGCAGCGCCAGAAGCGGTTGGTTGACCGCTTAAGTTACCTGTATACTGTTCAATAAGTTTTAAAAACCTACTTGATGCTTTTACCTTTTCAAATGCGTCCATGTTATTATTACTTACTACCTTACAACATTTTTAAAGGAACTGTAGTTGATTTTTATGGTATACTCGGTTAAAATATTCGGGGGGGAGAAAGACAGACTATATATACATTCCGTGGGGAATATATATTAATAACTCTACGAGGTGGTATTTTGTAATACTTTTTATAAGGCTCGCTTCGCTCGCCTTGATATACCATATATTAATATATCTCCCGGGATTTTTCAAGCAGGAAAGGAAAGGTTGAATTTGTGTTTGTCTAAGAAAGTTTTCATTTTACGGTTTGTAAACTTGTTAAAGTCAAAATTAAAGCGATAATCTTTAATTAACGTAGAAAGTTCAAAACCTGCTGCTTTGTTATCTTGCAAACAAGAAAAGTCTAAAGTGTTTGTATAATGCAGTATTGGAAATACTTTGCAAAGCTTTGCAAACACTCTCTTGAAGCTGTTTTCTATATGCGTACCGGTATTAGTATAAAATATTACATTCTTACGGTTGTCTGATTCTTGTAATACTTTAAAAGCATTTTTTGCTGTATAATATAATAATAATTTATCAGCGTCTCTATCTGATAATGATATACCGTAACTAACTCTTTCGTGGTAATACTCTTTATACACTAACTCTGCAAATGACTCTACGTCAATTACCGTTAGGTTCAGAGCTATCTTTTGTAACCGCATTATCTACAATTATGTTATTGTTTTTACTTTGTTCAAGCTTTTTTAGTAATGCGTCCGGCGCTCTTCCAATACGACAGTTTATAATGCCGTTGTAGTAACCTTCATTTAACAAAACATCTGCTTCAAATTGTTTCTTTGCTTCATAGTAAGCAAGTTCAAACTTACTATCACACAAATGTATTATTTCAAACTTAAAGTTATCCTTTCCTAGATCTTTAATGTCTTGATTTAAATCGGTTGAAGAAGATGTATACTCTTTCCAATCTGTTTCAATATCAAAATGTCTTTTGTTTTTACGGCCTTTTAAAGGCTTTAATTTCTTTACAGACTTCATTTGTTTCTTGCCAATATACTTCTTACCATTAACCAAATTGGTAATAATATAGATAAACCCGTAAGGAAGTTTACCTTCCTCAATTGGGTGTATAGAAGTCCAGTGACCTAAGTCCATGTAGCTAATTACTACATCGTTGGTAATGTTCTACGGATAATCTTACCCTTTTTAAAACCAGGTGGTTTAAATTTGTTCTTGGCTTTCTTTTTAGTAGGGGCACCAAATAAATTTCTTGC